ACAATCGCTAAAAAATTAGGTGTGCCACTCGAAGAGTATGCGAAACAACTAAATATCACGAAGGAGGGATAAAGCATATGGAAAATACAATAGACAAGAAGACCTCACGTGCGAGTCAAACAAGAGAAAATACATCTCATAAAAAAGTTTGGACTCCACCATCACCTTTAGATTCACCACCTGCTCCATCAGGTTTTAAACATAGATGGATTAGAGCTGAGTCAATGGGATTTCAAGATACGAAAAATGTATCTGCCTCGTTAAGAGAAGGATACGAATTAGTTCGTGCCGATGAATACCCAGATACTCAATTTCCAGTTATTGAAGACGGGAAATATTCAGGAGTGATCGGAGTTGGCGGCCTACTGCTCGCTAGGATACCGGAAGAGTTAATTAAGCAGAGACAGCAATATTATGCAAAACAGCATAATGATAAAGTTGAAGCTATGGATAATGATCTCATGAAGGAAGAGCATCCAAGTATGCCTATCGATATTGATAGACAGACTCGTGTAACTTTTGGTGGCTCAAAGAAATCCTAAAAAATTTCCTAACCATTAAAGTTCAATTAAACCCGTACTGGAGGCCCGCAAGGGCAGGTACATTTATAAGGAGGCCTCTATGGCAAATAAAAACGCACCCTTCGGTCTAAGAGCGATCGGAAAAGTGGGTCAAAATAGAGACAACCAAGGTTTAAGTGAATATAGTATCGCTGCGAACAACACGACTACTATTTACTTTCAAGACGCAGTTAAACCTATGGCATCTGGTACTATCCAGCATGCTGCAGCGGGAGACATACTTCTTGGATCACTTAATGGTGTTTTCTACACAGATCCAACTACAAGCAAACCAACGTTTGCAAATCACTATGCACAAGTTAACGCTTCGGACATAGTTGCTTTTGTAAGCGATGACCCATATGAAAGATTCGAAATCCAAACTGATATATCAACTGCTTCAGCGCAGACTGATGTATTCATGAATGCGGATATCGTAGTCACAGCTGGGAACTCAGCTAACAATGTTTCAAAAACACAGTTAGATGACGGAACATTAGCAACAGCTAATGGCCAGTTAAAAATCATAGCGCCATCAACTGACGTGGACAATAGCGATATTGGTTCAGGTTATTTGAATTGGGTTGTGATGATTAACGAACATCAATATAACGCTGCAGTTGCAGGCGTATAATAGTTAGAATAGGAGATAAAAAATGGCTATATCACGAGGACAACTAGTTAAAGAACTAGAACCAGGCCTGAATGCACTATTCGGACTGGAATACAAACGTTATGAGAATCAGCATGCTGAGATATACACAACAGAAACTTCAGACAGAGCGTTTGAAGAAGAAGTTATGTTATCTGGTTTTGCTAATGCTGCAGTTAAACCTGAGGGTTCTGGCGTAACTTTTGACAATGCTCAAGAGACTTACACAGCTAGATACACTATGGAAACTGTTGCGCTAGCGTTCGCAATCACTGAAGAAGCGATTGAGGACAACCTGTATGATAGACTTGCGTCTAGATATACAAAAGCGTTAGCTAGATCTATGGCGAATACTAAACAAATCAAATCAGTAAATCCACTGATCAATGGTTTCGGAGGTGGTTTCACTTCTGGAGATGGTGTACAATTATTTAGTACAGCTCACCCAACGATCGCTGGAACTGTGTCAAACACTTTGGCTACACAGGCTGACCTTAACGAAACTTCATTGGAGCAGTCTTTAATCGACATCGCTGCAATGACTGACGAAAGAGGTCTTAAAATTGCTGCTAGAGGAATGAAAATGATCGTTCCTTCTGAGCTTCAATTCCAAGCTGAAAGACTTATGAAGTCTCAAGGTAGAACTGGCACTGCTGATAACGATATCAATGCAATCGTTTCTATGGGAATGGTTCCTCAAGGTTACAGAGTGAACAATTTCTTAACTGATCCTAATGCGTACTTCTTCATTACTGATGTTCCTAACGGAATGAAGTATTTTGAAAGAACACCTATTAGAACAGCAATGGAAGGTGATTTTGATACTGGAAACGTAAGATACAAAGCTAGAGAAAGATACAGATTCGGTGTATCTGACTATAGAGGTATCTTCGGATCTTCAGGAGCAAGTTAATCGTAATTTTTTGTGGCGGGACATAGTCTCGCCACAATTCTATGAAAGAAAGAATAATGGTAAAATTTCTAGTAAATATCTGGGCGTATGATCATTACGCTAAATTTAATGTTGTAGCTGATGATAACCCAGCCTCACTAGAACAGGCTATACTTGACAAGTTGGGAGAAAAAAGTATAGTTTGGGAAAATCTTGGAAACTCTTATAGTGACAAGATAAATAGAATAACCTATGAGGAGGTTATCGATGGAAAAAATGATGCAACACTTAAACGACCTTTACAAGCAAAAGAGGGGTCTGGACTTACAGTGGGAGCAAGAGCATCTTAAAGAGGGTAGATATACTCTCAATATGGTTAAAATAGATCGAAAAGTTAGAGATGTTTTAAGTCATATTAAGATGGCAGAAGCGCAAAGAGAACACATGCGTAATAAAGTTGAAGACTCTGCTCCGCAAGTTTCCGTAGCTACTTAATCAAAAAGCTACATCGTTGGAAAAATCCACTCCACACTGCAGGATCTCTTGCACTCTACTCAAAACTAGTATATAAAAAAACCACTGTATAATTTAATTAGTTTACATAGACGCGTACAGTCGACGGCCTAGAGACTATGTAGACGGAAACTAGGAGAATAATACTATGGCAAATACTACGTTTTCAGGACCGGTCATTTCTAAAAATGGCTTTATAGGTACTGGACCAGGTTCAACTGTTGCTTTAACAGCTAATACTTCATTAACTGTAAATGCTCACGCAGGAAGAATCTTATTAACACAAGACGCGGATGGTATCTTTACTTTACCATCAATCAATGCAAATGCTAATGGAGCAAGTGCAGGTGAGACAGACTACAACAATCTAAATAACATTGGTGCAAGTTTTTACTTTTATGTAGACTTAACTGCAACTGATGTTCAAATCGTAACTGACGGAACTGACAAGTTCACAGGTGCAGCTATGATCGCAGTGGATGATGGAGCTAAAAAAGCTTTCTTCCCTGCTGCATCTAATGATGTTCTTTCTATGAATGGAACAACTACAGGTGGGATCGTTGGATCTGTAATTCAAGTTACAGCGTTAGAAACTGCTCAATACTTGGTACACAATACTTTGATTTTAGGATCAGGAACTATTGTTACACCATTTAGCGATACGTAATAAATAATTAGTGTGGGGCTTCGGCCCCACATATAAATTTTAAGGAGAAAAATTATGTCAACATTCGGATCAGCAATTGATGGAGTTGCAACTAACGTAACTACTGAAACTAAAACTGTTCAGACTGGAAGAACTAGAGTATATGGAGTTCATATATCTGGTCCTAACGCAGCTGGAGTTTTAGAGCTTAAAGATGGTGGAGCAAGTGGAACATCAAAAGTAAAATTAGATAAAGGTGCTCATATTCATGATATGACAATTAATTTTCCTGTACCAATTTTATTTAAAACAGATGTTTACTCTGCATTTACTACTGAGCAGATTAAAGCTATAACTGTTTTTCATAGCGGCGGAAGTAATTAGTAGGAGAATAAATGGCTTTCTCAGGAACAGCTACATTCGAGAAAAACTTCTCGATCGATGAAATTATAACTGAGGCCTTTGAAAGATTAGGTTTCTTTGATTACTCTGGTAATGATTTAAGATCAGCTAGAAGATCATTAAACATAATGCTTCAAGAGTGGGACAATAGAGGTATTCATTTTTGGCAAGTTAGAGAACATGCTTTTAGTTTAATTAATGGTCAGAATGAATATGTAATATATAGATCACCAAGCGATGGATCTTCTAATGGTATTACAGCTACTTTAGCTAGCGCAATAAATACTACAGACACAACTATTCCACTTGAATCTGTTAACCAGATGCCTGAATCTGGAAAAATAAAAATTAATAATGAAATTATTTCTTACACAGGAATATCAACTTTAAGTTTAACAGGAGCTGTAAGAGGTGTTGATGATACTACTGCAGCTAGTCACGCAGTGAATGACACTGTTACAAATTTTGTAAACATGGCTTCAGATATGTTAGAAGCTAGTTACAGAACTTCTTTAAATGTAGACTCACCTTTATCAAAAGTTAATAGATCACAATATTCAGCTTTCTCAAATAAATCAGCAACAGGTCAACCTTCTCAATATTGGGTTCAAAGGTTTATAGATAGAGTATCAATAACTTTATATTTAACTCCAGGTACAAACCAAGTTGGAGATTTTATATATTTTTATTACCTACAAAGATTACAAGATGCAGGTAAATATACAAACGAAGCAGATGTAGTTAATAGATTTGTACCTTGTATGTGTGCCGGTTTAGCTTATTATATGTCACAAAAGAAAGCACCTCAAAGAACTCAAGAGATGAAGTTACTTTATGAAGATGAATTAATGAGAGCATTAGAAGAAGATGGTTCATCTGCAAGTGTTTATATTTCACCTAAAACTTATTATCCGGAGATCTAATGGCGAAGTTTGCAAAAGGGAAACACGCTTTAGCAATTTCTGATCGAAGTGGTTTAGCTTTTCCTTGGAGAGAAATGGTTACTGAATGGAATGGTCAGTTTGTACATTACTCAGAGTATGAACGTAAGCAACCACAATTAGAACCAAGTCCTTTTGTATCGGACCCACAAGGTTTAGAAAAAGCAAGACCTCAAGTTGCACCTATAGCTACTCCAGATTTATTACCAGAAAATCCAATTAGTCAAACAAACCTTTCTGTTGTTGGTGCAGCTTATGTTGTTAACCAACCTAATAGTGGAATACTAGTAGGAGACGTTGTAAGATTAATGAGTATTCAAACTGATTTATTAGCTGCAGGTGGTTCGACTGGAACAAAAAAAACTATAGAAATGGAAACACTATTAAATACAAGTATAAGTTCTACAGATACTTCTTTAATCGTAAATGATGATCTTCCATTTTATACAAATGGTGGTTATATCGTTATTCAAAAAATTAATCCTGACACAGGATTTTTTGATAATGAAGTTATTCAGTACACAAGTTATAATTCTGGTTCAAGAACATTATCAGGTTTGGTTAGAGGAACTAATGCACCATTTAGAGGAGTAACTCCTGTTAAAACTAATGCAAGTTCTCATTCAAGTGGAGCAAAAATATGTGGTGCAAGATTAGTACATTCTTTAAATGAAACAACACAATCTCAAGCGGGTCAACCTTCAACAATAACTGTTGCTAATAGTTACAATTTAAAGGATAATGACTCAGGTAACTTATTTGTTTCACCAGTTGGAGCAGGAGGGGGCTTGAATTGTTTGGCAGGTCCTGTTAATAATAACTTTAACGCATATATAGCAGCTACATATTAATTATGACATACACAGAATTATTACAAAAAATTAAAGATTACACAGAAGTTGATTCAAATGTTTTTACATCGACTATTTTAGATGGAATTATTGAAAATGCAGAATTTAGAATTCTTAGAGATATTGATTCTGATAGTAATAGAAGATACGACACAGCTAATTTAATTACTTCAGATAGATTTATTAATAGACCAGCAGGTTTATTAATTGTGAGATCTGCACAGATAGTTGATTCTCAAGGAAGTTCTCAACCTAACAATAGAGAATTTTTACAATACAGAGATACTAGTTTTATGTCTGAATTTAATCCAACGGAAAGCACAGGGGTTCCAAAATATTACAGTTTATGGGACGAAGAAAAGATTGTAGTTGCACCTACACCTGATGCTACTTACACAATTCAATTAAATTATATCTTGAAAGATCCCGGATTATCTAGTACAAATACTACAACATATATAAGTCTAAATTTTCCCAACGGACTACTATATGCATGCCTAGTCGAGGCCTATGGATTTTTAAAAGGCCCACAAGACCTCTTGCAATTATACGAAGGAAAGTATAAACAAGTGGTAGAAGGCTTCTCAATAGAACAAATGGGAAGAAGAAGACGAGACGAATATCAAAGTGGTGTTCCTCGAATAGGAAAATAAGGAGATATATTATGGCTATAACACAAGCGATCGCAAATGCTTTCAAAAAACAATTACTAGAAGGTGATGCAAGTTTTAAATCATCTGGTGGTGATGTTTTTAAACTAGCTCTTTACACTTCTTCAGCAACTCTAAACTCATCAACTACTGCATTTACAACTTCTAATGAAGTTGCGAATACAGGAACTTACGCTTCAGGTGGAGATAAACTAACAGGTCAAAATACATCAATTGCTTCAGGCGTTGCAATTGTTGATTTTGCAGATTTATCTTTTACAGGTGTAACGTTGACTGCTAGAGGAGCTATGATCTACAACACATCTTCAGCAGTTACTAATGCTACAGTTTGTGTTTTAGATTTTGGAGGAAATAAGACAGCTACTTCGGGAACTTTTACAATTCAGTTTCCAGCATTTACTACAGCAGCAGCTATATTAAGAATTTCTGGGTAATAGGAGAACTAAATGGCTTTAGTGATAAATGATAGAGTTAAAGAAACTTCTACCACTACTGGTACAGGTACGCTTTCTCTTGCAGGAGCAGTAACAGGTTTTGAAACTTTTTCATCAGCGATTGGAAATGGTAATACAACTTACTATGCAATCGTAAATAGTAATGGAGAGTTTGAAGTTGGATTAGGAACAGTATCAGCCGCAGCTTTGGCTAGGACTACTGTTATCTCATCATCTAATAGTGATTCAGCAGTAAACTTTTCAGCTGGAACTAAAGATGTTTTTGTAACTTTACCCGCATCAAAAGCAGTTATAGAAGATGCAAGTAGTAATGTTACACTTCCAGCAGATTTATCTGTTGGAGATGATCTTACAGTTTTAGGTGGTGTTATTGACTTCAAATCTAATAGTGGATCACCAGCTGCTTTAAGAATGTATTGTGAGGTTTCAAATGCTCACTATCAAACACTACTACCACAACCACACTCAGCAGCTGCGGGAAACTCATTAAGACTTCCTGATAGTGGTGATACTGGTACACAAGATTTGGTTGCCGTAGATATTTCACAAACACTAACAAATAAAACTTTAACAAGTGCAGTTTTAAATAGCACAATAAGTGGAACTTCAATTAAAGATGAAGATAATATGGCATCTAACAGTGCTAGTCACTTAGCAACACAGCAATCAATTAAAGCATACGTAGATACAGAAGTAGCTTCAATTCCAGTTGGAGATATTACAGCTGTAACAGCGGGTACAAATTTAACAGGTGGCGGCACATCAGGTGACGTTACATTAAACTTAGCTGATGCTTCTACATCTGCTAAAGGAGCTGCATCATTTAGTTCAGATAACTTTGCTGCTAGTTCTGGCGCAATAACAATTAAAGATGCGGGAGTAGCCACAGCAGAAATTCAAGACGATGCAGTAACCCAAGCTAAGATTGGTGATGATGCAGTAGGTGCAGATCAATTAGCATCTAGTGCTGTAGTAACTGCTTCTATAGTTGCGGATGCAGTGACCCAAGCCAAAATTGCAGATGATGCAGTTGGGGCAGACCAACTTGCAGCAAGCGCTGTAGTGACCGCTTCCATTGTAGATTCAAATGTTACAACTGCTAAAGTAGCAGACAATGCAATCACACTAGCCAAAATGGCATCAGGCACAGACGGAAATATTATTTCATATGATGCTTCAGGTAATCCAGTTGCGATAGCAACAGGGAGTGCAGGACAGGTTTTAACAAGTGCAGGTGCGGGAGCAGAACCATCTTTTCAAACACCTACAGTTGGAGATATTACAGCAGTCACAGCTGGAACAAATTTAACAGGCGGTGGAACATCAGGAGATGTTACTATTAATTTAGCAGATGCTTCTACGTCTGCCAAAGGAGCTGCCTCATTTAGCTCAGACAACTTTGCCGCTAGTTCTGGTGCAATAACAATTAAAGACGCTGGTGTGGCTACAGCAGAAATTCAAGACAATGCAGTGACATTAGCAAAAATGGCATCAGGTACAGATGGTAATATTATTTCTTATGACGCTTCAGGGAATCCAGTTGCGATAGCAACAGGAAGTTCAGGGCAAGTTTTAACTTCAGCAGGGGCTGGGGCACAACCATCTTTTCAAACTCCAACAGTTGGAGATATAACTTCTGTTGTAGCAGGAACTGGTTTAACTGGTGGTGGAACATCAGGTGATGTAACTTTAAATGTTGCAGCAGGGAATTTAATTGACGTTCAAGCAGACCAAGTAGATGTAGACTTATCAGAACTTGCAACTTCTACTTCAAATGGAGATGGCGACTTCTTCTGTGTAGTTGATTCTTCTAACAATCAGAAAAAATTAACTAAAGGAAATATTAATAACTCTGGTTTTAATAATGACGCTGGATATACTACAAACACTGGAGACATCACTTCAGTTGTAGCAGGGTCTGGTTTAACTGGAGGAGCTACTAGTGGAGCTGCTACTTTAAACATTGGAGCAGGTACAGGTATTGATGTTGCTGCAGATGCAATTTCTGTAGATGTGTCTGACTTTATGTCTAATGGTTCAAACAACAGAATTGTTACAGCTACTGGTGCTGATGCTATGAACGCAGAAGCTAACGCATCGTTTGATGGTTCAACTTTAGCAGTCACTGGTGCAATTACAGCAACAGGTGATATTACTGCTTTCTCTTCTTCAGATAAGACTCTTAAAGAAAATATTTCTAATATAGAAAATGCCGTAGATAAAGTTTCTAAAATAAATGGTGTTTACTACAACTGGACTTTTGAAGCTCAAGAAAAACATAAACATTTTGGTAAAGAAAAAGAAATTGGTGTCATCGCACAAGAAGTTGAAGAAGTATTACCTGAAATTGTTCAGACAAGAGATGATGGAACAAAAGCAGTTAAATATGAAAGACTGTGTGCTCTATTAATTGAATCTGTAAAAGAACTTAAAAAAGAAATAGAAGAACTTAAATCAGGAGCCTAATTCATGGCTTTCGGTAATAATTCATTTTCGGAAGCGGCTTTCGCTTCAGCAGGTCCTACCTCTGTTAATTTAGTTGGTTTTGGTCTTACAACAAATCTTAACTCTGTTGCTACACAAGGAGAACTTGGAGTTGATGTACCTGTTACAGGTTTTGATTTAACTGTTAATAATACAACACAAATACAAGATACCTTAACTGCTTTTGCTCAAGCGCCTTTTGCTACTGAAAGTCCTAGCACATTTGATCCTCCAAATATTGATATAATAATTGTATCTAATGCAGCTGTAACAGGTATTGCAATGACTGCTAACCTAGGTACAGCAATTACTACTGGAGATGCTTTAACTACTCTAACAGGTATTGCGATGACTGCATCATTAGGAACTGCTGTAGGTGTTGGAAAAACTGAAGCTGATGTTACTGGAATTGCAATGACAGCCGCTCTAGGCACTGCTCTAGCATTTACCGATGTTGTAACAGAGGATGTAACTGGTATTGCAATGAGCACTTCTTTAGGAAGCGTTACTACTTTTGCTAATGCAGATGTTATTCCAACTGGTATTGCAATGACAATGAATGAAGGTACTGCAACAGTTGTTGGACAAGGTACTGTTATTCCAACAGGTATTGCTATGACAGCTGCTCTTGGTACAGCAGTTGCAGATGCTAATAGTTTAATAGATGTGACTGGTATTGCAATGACTATGCAGGAAGGAACTGCAACAGCACCTGATTCATTAGCTATATTAACAGGAATTCAGATGACTATGGCAGAAGGAACTGTACAAAACGTTATATGGACTCCAGTACCTACAGGATCTGCTCCTACTGATCCTCCAGGTTGGAGAGAAGTAGCTTGATTTTAAGCAAAAATAGAATAAAATTAAATATTAAGGAATTAAATTATGGCAAACTCAACCTCAGCTAGTTTAAAATTAACAGTCCAAACGACCGGTGAAAACTCAGGTACGTGGGGAGCTTTTACAAATAGTAACCTACTTGTATTAGAACAAGCTATTGGTGGATATGCTGGCATTGCATTAAATGCAACAACAGGCGCAACTTTAACTTTTTCTAATGGTGTTGTGTCTAATGGTAAAAATCAAGTAATAAAATTAACAGGAACTATAACTACAAATGTTAATGTTATTATACCTAATTCAATTGAAAAAACATATATAGTTGAAAATGCTACTTCAGGTGCTCACACAGTAACTGTTAAAACCACTTCTGGATCAGGTTTTACTTTTGGTACAACTGAAAAAACTCGTGCTATTGTTTATTCAGACGGAACAAATGTTGTTGAAGTAATAAATAACACACAGAATTTATTAGACTTAGCAGACGTAGCTAATACAAATGGAAACTTTATCGTAGGAGATGGTTCTAATCTTGTTGCTGAATCTGGTTCTACAGCAAGAGATTCAATAGGATTAGGAACTACAAACGATGTAGAATTTAATGATGGCAAACTAGATTCATTAGGTATTGGAACTGCAGCATCAGGTACAACTGGACAGATTAGAGCTACAGATGATATTACAGCATTTTATTCTTCAGACATCGCATTAAAAGAAGATATTACAAATATACCAGATGCATTAGAATCCTTGAAAAAATTAAATGGTGTGTTATTTAATTGGAAAGATAAATGGATTGAGCATCAAGGCGGTGAAGACGGTTATTTTGTTAGAAAAAAAGATGTTGGAGTTATAGCTCAAGAGGTAGAAAAAGTATTACCTGAAGCAGTTGCTCAAAGAAAAGATGGAATTAAAGCTGTAAAATATGATAGACTAACTTGTTTATTAATTGAAGCTGTAAAAAAATTAAATGAAAAAATAGAAACTTTAACTAAGGAGAAAAAGTAAGATGGCTATACCACAAACAAATACAAGTATGGATGATATCCAAGATGAATTTGGTGGATCAAATCCAATCTCTTTATCAGAATATTATTCTGGAGGATCAAACGTTCCTTCAGGTTCACCCGCACCTAATGGCCCTATTCCTAGTTCAGGAACTATTTCTATAGGTCAGTTTAGAGGAGCAGAATCTACTACTGATATGTACTATATGGTATTGGCTGGAGGATCAGGCGGTCCTGGACATGCTGCAGGGGGTGGTGGAGCTGGAGGCTTAACATCAAATTATCCTAGTGGAACAGCAGAACCAGTAGCTGCAGGTCAAACTGTAGGTGTTACTGTAGGATCAGGTTCTACAGGAACAGGTGGAACTTCTAACATATCAAGTCCTTCTTTTAACAAAACAGCAAACGGAGGTGGAGCAGGTGGAAACGGAAATAACAACGGCTCTGCTGGAGGTTGCGGAGGTGGCGGTGGAGGTGGAAACACTGCAACGTCAGGAGGATCAGGAAATCAGGGTGGAGACGGAGGAAACTCTCCATCATCAAATGCTTCTCCATCAGCTGGTGGCGGTGGAACTGCTAACAATGGACAATCAAACTCAATGTTTGATGTAGCAGGTCCTGGAGGAAATGGAACTGCTAATAGTATTAATGGATCATCACAAACTTTTGGTGGTGGCGGTGGTGGCGGAACTCATGGTTATGCTGCTTCTCCATTTGGATCAGGAGGAAATGGTGGCGGTGGACCTGGTATGAGAGATTCTGGTGCATCAAATGGTACTGACGGCCAAGGTGGTGGCGGTGGTGGAAACCGTGTTATGGGTCAAACTTCTGGTGGAAATGGAAAAGTAATTATAAGATTTGCTAATAATTTAAGTGGATCTGTTTCTCCAGGTTCAAATTCAATTGCCAATTCTGGAAATGACAGAATAGCTACATTTAACGTATCAGGGAACTTAGCACTATCATGATGACTCAATTTGCAAAATTAGATGAAAACAATAATGTTATAGATATATTTGTAGTTGATCAAGCTGACGTTGATGCTAACGGAGGAGATCAATCTGTAGAAGCTGAAAATTGGGTAAAACAAAATTTATTAAAAGATGCTTCTGCAAGTATAAAACAATTTTCTAATGACGAGTCTTTTAGAGTTAATGGAGCAGAACCAAATGGTGGTTACTACGATTCTACAAATGATGTATTTATTACAGTTAAACCTTTCGCTAGTTGGTCTTTAAATTCTGATTATAAATGGAAAGCTCCTGTAACAGAACCCAGTGCTTATACAGATGCTGCAGTTCCAGATTATTCATTTGCTCCTATTTGGGACGAAGAAAATCAAGTGTGGATTGCTTTTACCACAACTGAACAAAAAGTTGTTTGGAATCCCGATACTTCTAGTTGGCAATAATTATTGATTTTTTAGATTTATAATATATAAATATTTTTATAAAGAAGATAGATATGTATCTAGATAATTATTATTACTATTTTTCAAAAGCTTTTAATGACAAGTTTTGTGATTCTATAAAAGAAATTGCTAAGAATAAAACTTTTGATAAAGGAGTTGTTTCTAAAAAGAAAGCTGAGATGAAAGACTCAAACCATCAATTTAAAAAAAATCTTTCTCTTAGAGATTCTGATATATGTTGGATAAACGAACCATGGATTTATGATTGCATTTATCCCTTGTTGCAAGAAGCAAATAAAATGGCTGATTGGAACTATGAAGTTGATTGTTTTGAAGATTTACAATTTACACGATACAAAAAAAATCAACATTATGATTGGCATTTTGATAATTTAGCTATGCCTTTTAATAACCCAAGTGATCCTTCAATACATGGAAAGTATAGAAAAATATCTTTTAGTATTAACTTATCTGATCCAAAAAAATATGAGGGTGGGCAGTTGCTTTTTGAATTTCCAGGTGCAGAGGAAAATAAAATTGTCGAGTGTGTTCAATTAAAAGAGAAAGGATCAATAGTTTTTTTTCCTTCTTTTATTAAACATAAAGTAACACCTATTACTAAAGGAGAAAGAAACTCTTTAGTAGGTTGGTCTATGGGGTATCCATTTAAATGAGCCAACAATTTAGATATAAGGTACTTCGAAATGTCCTATCAAAAGATCTTTTAGAATTTTTACATAAATACTTTTTGATGAAAAGAAAATCTTTTAGAACTATGTTAAAAGAAAAAATAATACCTCCTTATTTAGAACATTTATTTGGTAGAGCCGAGGATGAAATGGTACCTGGAACAGACTATATTATTTATGGAGATGTTGCTGGTGAAGTTATTTTAAATAAACTAAGGGTAATAATACAAGAAGAAGTAAAAAATTTAAAATCATATGATGGTGGTAGGCTTATAGAGAGTTATTCTTTTGCTAGAATATATAAAAGAGGAAATATTTTAAGTAAACACACTGATAGAAATGCTTGCCAAATATCTGTTACACTTCCTATAGGTGGTGGATTGTGGCCTATATATGTAGATGGCGTAGAATTTATTTTAAACCCTGGGGATATATTAATTTATAATGGTGACTTACCTCATTGGAGAAATAAATTTGAAGAAGCTGAATGTGTTCAATTGTTTTTACATTATAACACTACAAAAGAATTAAAAGAAAAAAACTTAAAAGCATACGATGGTAGATTACACATAGGTTTACCAGCACATAATAATTTAAAGGTTGAATAACATGAGATTTCACGAAGACTGGTTTATTAAAACTGATATCACACAAGTATCTAAAACTAAAAAAGTAGTAAATGATGCTATTAAAAATTTAGAAGAAAACGATTTAAAAGAGTTAAGCACACGAGGAAGTCAATCTAAACAATACGATTTAAAAGAATTATTTTTAAATGATGATAAGTTTCAATTTATATTAGAAAACTGTTCTAATAAAATTACACAAGAATTTGAAAAAAGAAATGGCACTGATCCTCTTATTACTTTAAACAATGCTTGGACTGTAATAGGAGATGTAGGAAGTTTTCATGCAATGCATGCACACAAAAATAAACCACAAAATATTATTTCAACTGTTACATATTTAAGTGTTCCTCCCAAAGATCACAACGATGAAAAATTAATAGACCTAGGAGATTTTTATTATATCTTAAATAAAGACAACAGGTTATTATACTATTCTCATTATCCACAAACCAATGATTTTTTTATATTCCCTTGTTGGATTTGGCATGGTTCTTATCCACAAGTAAAAGGCATAAGACAGACACTTAATATAGATTTTAATATACACAGATGAGATTAAAAAAATTTCCTTTTAATAGTTTTATATTTGGTTGGTACTTACCTCATCAGTTTTGTGATGATGTTTTAAAATGGCATAATGATAATCCTGATTTAACCAGAGAAGGAGGTTGTTTAACTAAAGATGGAAAACCTACTAGGGATAAAGAATATAAAATATCTTCTGATAAAGATTTCGATATAGTTGCGTCTTTTAGTTTATATAAAAAATATATGTCTTTTTTAAACAAAGGAGTTCAAGCATATGCAAAAGTATATCAACCCTTTAATCTTAATGGTGCTCTAGCGGAAAAAGAAGGTATAAATTTTCAACACTATAAACCTGGAGAAGGTTTTAAAGCTTGGCATTCTGAAAGATTAGTTATGCAGAAAACTACTAGAGTTATGGTTTTCATGACTTATCTTAATAATGTTAAAGAAGGTGGAACAGAATTTTACAATCAAAAATTAAAAGTAAATGCTGAAAAAGGATTAACTTTATTGTGGCCATCTGATTGGACACATACCCATAGAGGAATTATTTCAGAAGATCAAAATAAATATATACTTACAGGATGGTTAAATTATGAATAAAGTAATAATAGATGACAACTTTATGTCTGAAGAAAATAAAAAATATGTAGATGAGTTTATACTAGGAAGTGATTATCCTTATTATATTCAAGAGAACTCTGTAGAAAATGATAATCATATTTACATGGTTCACACAGCAGTGACAAGACCAGAAGGACATGATCCTAGTTATCCTGTTGTAAATTCTTCAGAGTCAACTGCACTATTAGAAATACTATATGACTTTGTTGAGAAACATAAAATAAATTGTACAAGAATTTTAAGATGCGCTGTTAATATATCATTTAATAATGGTTTTGAAAAAACAGCTAGTCATGTTGACCATAAATATAAACATAAATCTTTATTAGTTTATTGCACTGATAATCCTGAAGCTAGTACGGTTTTAGAAAAAGATAATAAAATATATAAACAAGTGGAAACTAAAAAATATAGGGGTTTATATTTTGAAGACTATAAACATTATTTAAAATACCCTAAAAAAGATATTAGAGTTGTTATAGTTTTTACTTTTAAATAGAATGAATATTAATTTTATTGAAACTTATCTAACAGATGTTACATACCCTACAAAAGAACAGCAAGAAAAAGAGTTGTGGGATGTTTCCGGCATTATTAAAAATAAAAGTAATCAAGTGTTCAAGTTTGATACTAGAAATTTAAGTTCTTTTAAAGAAGGAGTAGGTAAAAAAAGTCATTTAAAAACAAAAGCAGATAAGATGGTTTTTAAAATAAAGGATAAATATTTACTTATAGATTTAGAAGAGCTACATAATTATATAAAAGATAATAATTTAAAAATGATTAACATTAAAGAAATAATATCTAAGTTAGATTGGAATATAGTATTATGATTATTCATAAACATTTAGAAAAAAAAATTAAAATAGATTATTTTTTTGTACAAGGTGTAATAAAAATTAATGCTAAATCTTTAATAAACAAAATTAAAGAGGGATGTGAAAAAGAAGGTAATTTAAATTACCAGACTAACATAATAGACAAAATGACTAGTTGGAAACATTTTAACAATGATCCGGAATTTTTAGGTGTCTTAAATACACTAATCGATTATGTAGATTCTAACATTAATTTTCCTACATACAGTTTAGCTGATTCTTGGGGATTTAGTTGTTCTAGTGGAGGCAAAACTATAAAGCATAACCATAGAGGGAATGAATGGTCGGGTGTATTATATTTAAATAGTCATGATCAAACTTTAGATTTTGATGCGATTAATGAAAAAGTAAAACCAGAGGAAGGTGTATTTGCTATATTTTCTTCTTTTTTAGATCACGAAGCAAAGATTCATAGATTTAAAAATACTAAATATGGCATTAGTTTTAATCTAAAAGATAATGGCTTTTTTACTTAAAAGCATATATATTTATTTAATATGCTACAAAAACTTAATTTTAAGCCAGGATTTGATAAACAAATTACAGACTCAGGTGGTGAATCACAATGGGTTGACGGTGATTTTGTTAGATTTAGATATGGTTTACCAGAAAAAATAGGTGGTTGGTCACAGATAACCACAGGTAATAAAACTTTACCTGGAGTAGCAAGGGCACAACATGATTTTACTTCTATAGCTGGAGAAAAATATGCAGCTATTGGAACCTCTCAAGGTTTATTTTTATACTATGACGAAGAATTTTTTGACATTAGTCCTTTAGATGATGATGTTATTACCGGTTGTACTTTTACTGTTACAGCTGGATCTCCTACAGTAACAGTTAATAAAACGGGCCATGGATTACTAGATGGAAGATATATAACTTTCACTGCAGTAACAGTTCCTACAAGTTCAGGTTATGCAATAGCAGATTTTACAGATAATACTTTTGAAGTATTAAACAAAACAAACAATACTTTTCAAATTACAATGCCTACTAACTCAGCAGGTGCTAGTACTGCTACTGGATCAGCTACAGTTAATCCTTATGAGATTGTTGGTCCAACTTTTCAAACAGCTGGTTTAGGTTGGGGAACATCTACATGGGGATCAAGTACATGGGGAACTGCTAGTGCAACTAGTAACGTAACTTTAGATGCAGGCCTCTGGAGCCTTGATAACTTTGGTCAGATATTAGTTGCAACAATTCATAATGGCAAGACATATACTTGGAATGCTGGTGCAGCTTCACCAAGAGCAAATAGAGCAGCTATCATGGCTAATGCTCCTACTAAATCTAGGCTTACACAAGTATCAGATAGAGATAGACATGTGTTTCATTTTGGAACTGAAACAACTGTTGGTAGCTCTACAACTCAGAACCCAATGTTTATAAGATTTAGTGATCAAGAAAATTTTAATTCATATCAACCCACTGCAACTAACACTGCAGGTACTTTTTTATTAGATAAAGGTAATGAGATTAGAGCTGCTGTATCAGGTAAAGACTACACTTTAGTTTTAACAGATCTGGCTGCTTATGTAATTCAATATGTAGGACCACCATTTACTTTTTCTGTAAGACAAGTTGGAACTAACTGTGGGTGTATTGGACAAAATGCATTAAGTTATTCTAATGGTGAAGTATACTGGATGTCAGGTGAAGGAGGTTTTTTTAAATTTGATGGTACAGTAAAATATTTACCATGTTTGGTAGAAGATTTTGTATTTACAACAGGTGGAGATCATCTTGGAATTAATTATGCTTCAGGCCCTCTTGTTTATGCAGAGCATAATACTTTATACAATGAAATTAATTGGTTCTACCCTAAATTTGGTTCTTCTCAAATAGATAGATGTGTAACTTATAATTACGCTGAGAATGTGTGGACTACAAGTTCTCTTGCAAGAAGTAGTTATCTAGATCAAGGGGTATTTGAACTTCCTTATGCTACTGATTATAATAAAACAGCTTTACCTAATTTTCCAATACAAGGAATTACAGCAACCTATGGAGCATCAACTTACTATGCTCAAGAAACAGGGACCGATCAGGTTAACAGTTCAGGTACTACTTCTATTGATGCTTTTATTCAATCGGGGGATTATGACATAGCTAACAGATCTAGTGGTTTAGGAATGCAAACGGGTGTTGCAGATTTTAGAGGAGATGGTGAGTTTATTATGTCAGTTAAAAGATTTATACCTGACTTTCAATTATTAGAAGGCAATTCAAAAATTACTTTGTTACTAAATGATTACCCTAATAACACAGCAGCTAGTTCTTCACTTGGACCCTTTACAGTTACCTCAACAACTGATAAAGTAGATACACGAGCAAGAGCGAGATTAGTAGCACTCAAAATAGAAAATGATGCTGTGGGTGAAACATGGCGTTATGGTACATTAAGGCTTGACGCTAAACCAGATGGAAGAAGATAATGGCGATAGATAAGAGAATAAATTATATTGGCGGAGGAGAAGTAACAGACACATATCAAGGTGGAAGTGGAGCACCAGGCAGTGCTGAAGCAGGTAAGGCTGTTGGAAGTGTAGGAGGACCTTCATATGATAGTGGTCCCGATGTTAATTATGGCGGATCAGAAAGAGATTTTATACAAACTTTAAATAATAATAATTTCATAAGAGCTAATCAGACAGGTAAAAAATTTAGCCCTTTCAATCCTAACCCTAGAGGTAGTGGTTTAAGTAATTTAGTTAAAACATTATTTGGCTTTGCCGTGCCTGGATCAAGTTTTCTTTTTAACGAGGGTATAGGTAAAGCACTTGGTAAATTTAGAAAAGATTTTACGGGTTATGATACTCAAGAAGAATATGAAAATGCTAAACAACAAAGAATTAATCTTGGTAGAATTAACACAATACAAAATACTTTAGATACAAAATACGAAGATGGAGATTATACCATGACTGACTTAGATGAAAGACTTGCAGGTTTACAAAGAGGTTTAGGAATTGTTCCTAATACTCCAGCGCAAAATACGCAACAATTTCTTGATTTTAGTAATCTACCTGAATTACAGTTTGAAGGTATACAAACATTAGCACAACCTAATATAAATTCTTCTCTACCAATGGGAGTAGCACCTAATAATTATAACAGGCAATTTATAGAACCACTTGCTCCTAATTTAGAAGATCCAGTGAAAGATCAAGTTGGCTCTATAGAGAACCTAATGGCAAAATTATCTAATTTTGAAAATAGAGAATACAACACTTTAAAAACTGGTAAAGAATTGGGTATGAATAGTGAAGAACAAAATCAAAGATTACAAGAATTAGAAGAAAAGAAAAATGAAGCTATGCTTTCATCTGGCACAATGTTTTCGTAATGGCTAAGATAACTGCTTACATACCTGAACCAAAAGAACAATACGAGGTTGAAAATTTAAGACAAATTCTTCAATCATTAGATACTATTAAAAATGAATTAAATTTTGCTTTTCAAAATGACTTGAAAGAAGAACAGGATACATATAATTATTTCTTATCATGACAATACAATATAAAAACGCTAGTAAAATATTAACTGATACAGCTATGACAACTGTTTTAACTATAACTACTTCAGCTATTGCTATTATAAAATCTGTATATATATCTAATAATAGTACAGGGGCTGTATTAGCTAATTGTGATTTAAGAGATTCTTCTGCCACTACAGATATAGAGTTTTTTAGAAAAGATATACCTGCTACAAGTACAGTAAATGCCACCGAACAGGGGTTGAATTTAGAAGCAGGAGATGCTATAAAAGTTCAAGCAGAAACCGCTAATAAACTTGAAGTAGTAGTTGGTTATGCTTTAATAGATAGGTCACAACAGAATGGATAATATATTAAAAATTGATTGTACAACAACAGTAGTTCTAAGAAATACTAGAACGAATAAAGTATATAAAGACGAAACCGAGAAAGAAGCTGATATAGCTGACCCTAATACTGAAACAGTAGCAGAACATATTGCACAAGATCTTACAGTAGTAGTGTCACCGAAAGGATTAAACCTCTTACAGAAAGCAATGAATGATAATAAGAAACCAACTACCTAAAGGTGGAACAGAGTTACAATTTAGTTATTTAGAAAAATACGTTGACAAAGAATTATTAGATCAAGTTCAGATTACAACATCTGTACCTGAAAAAATTCCGTTACATCCTACTAAAGTAAATATACTTTGGCAAAAGAATTCATACGATCAACCGAATCTTGCACCATGGTTTAAAAACAAAAGCAACCATCATAAATATGATTGGTATGTATTTAATTCACATTGGAACTTTGAAAAATTTAGAATGATGTTTGGTATTCCTACAGAAAAATGTGTAGTTATTAAAAATGGTATAGACACAATACCAAAAGCTGCACCTTATGAAGAAGGACAGCCTATAAAAATTATTCACCAGAACACACCTTGGAGAGGTCTATCTGTATTACTAGGTGCAATGCAGTTGGTAAAAAATCCTTTGATTAGTTTAGATGTTTATTCTTCTACAGAAGTATATGGAAAAAGATTTTATGAAGAGAATGATCATAACTATACAGAATTATATAAACAAGCTGAAGATTTACCTAACGTAAATTACATAGGTTATAAATCTAATGACTACATTAAATCAAACATGCATAAATATAATATGTATGTCTACCCTAGTATTTTTGAAGAGACATCTTGTATATCTTTACTAGAAGCTATGGCTGGTGGACTATATTGTATAACAACTAATTATGGAGCTTTATATGAAACAGGTGCAGAGTTTCCAATGTATATTGTTTATGATGATAATCACAGAAGGCTAGCAGAAAAATTTGGTTATGGAATAGAAGCTGCAGCAAAAACTTTACATAATCCACATATACATAATCATATGGAATCGCAATCTCATTATGCTCATGTTTATTACAGTTGGAATAAACAAGCAGCCGCATGGGAAAGATTTTTAAAAGGAGCGATTGGTGCAAAGTCCTAATAAACCTATCTGGTTTAATAAACCAGAAGAGGAAGTAACAGAAATACATGTAGGTAATGTTTCTCCACATAAGATAATGGTATGTACACCTTGTCATAGTGATACATCTATGCATTACACTCAATCAGTTTTAAAATTTCAACAACAGTGTATACAGAAAAAAATACAGGTTAGTTTTACATTACTGAAATCATCATTGGTTACACAAGGTAGGAATTTATGTGTATCTGAAATGTTAAACCATGAAGATAATTACACTCATTTATTATTTATAGACTCAGACATTGACTTTCAGTTCTCTACTATTGAAAAAATGTTAGAGGCAGATCAAGATGTTATTGCATGTCCTTATCCTATGAAGATGATAGATTGGGATAAAATTTGGAGAAGACTAAATACTAAAGAAGATGCTATTACTTCAGCTGACGATTTAGTTAGAGCTGGTTATACTTACCCAATTAAAGTAAAAGACAATGCTAACATAATAGCTGACAAAGGTATTATAGAAGTGACACATGCTCCTACAGGATGTATGTTAATTAAAAGAAAAGTATTAGAGGGTATGATTAGACATTACCCTGAGCTAGAAATATTTCAACCTACTTACATTAATGGTAAAGAAGAGAAAAAAGATAATATGTATAATCTTTTTGATACTATTCATGACCCTGAAACAAAACGTTATTTTGGAGAAGACTTTGGATTCTGTCAAAGGTGGGGTGATATGGGTGGTAAGGTTCATATCTATGTTATGGATGTAATAACACATGTTGGAGAGTTTCAGTATTGTGGTCGATTTTATGATGATTTATATCAAGGTCATAGGCCTGCAAAACATGCCAAACCTCTTGACGAAGATAAAAAAATCAAATAAAGTATAGTATTTTCAGGACGTCTGTGCCTGCTCAACAATGCAAATATATTTAAATTATGACAATATCAAGAATGCAAGTACCTAGAGAACAATACGGATTAGGAAGTATCTTCAAAGGCATTAAAAAAGCTGTATCTGGTGTAGTTAAAGGTGTTAAAAAAGTTGCTAAAAGTCCTATAGGTAAAGCTGCTATGCTTTACTTTGCACCTGCATTAATACCAGGAGGTGCTAGCACTTTAGGTGGAGTGTTTAATAATGCCGGTGGTTTTTCAGGGATTATGAGTTCATTAAAAGGAACAGCTTTAGGTGAAGCATTGGCAACTGGTGGAAAAGGTTCAGCTTTAGGAAATTTTGGTAAAGTGTTTGCGGGTGGTTCTGCATTAGGAGCATTAGCTGCATTGAGTGCAGAAGAGCAAGAAGCTGCAACTAGAGATGTTGGGTCCCTAAGACAATACTTATCATCTTATTATCAAAATTTAGGTTACAGTGCAGATCAAATAGCAGAAAGTGTTGAAAGAGATACTTCTGAATATACATCAGGTCAAGGTGGTTATGCTGATGGTGGACGTATTGGTTATGCTTTTGGTGACAAAGTAGAAATGGCGTCAGGTATTGAAGGCTTACCAATTAATATAAATCCTCAAGGTGTTAAAGAATTAGATCTTAGAGAAACAGGTGGATTTATTCCTCCTGTTGGTATAAAAGAAAAGGCAGATGACATTCCAGCGATGTTATCAAACAATGAATTTGTATATACTGCCGATGCTGTAAAAGCAGCAGGTGGTGGAGATATAGAAAAAGGTGCTCAAGTTATGTATGACACCATGAAAAAATTAGAATCGAGAGTAGCATAATGGCAGTTCAAGAATCCAGAATATTACCACCAGAGTTTTTAGAAGCGGGAGGTAAAACTTTTTTAGACATGTTGTCTAAAGCAGTTGGTGGATACGCCGGTGCAGATCTTTCTAAAATATTTGGTCCACAATTTGTAGCTGGTCAAGACCAATTACAAAAAGATGCACAAGCTTTAGCACAAAAAGGTATAGGTGGTTATCAAAAATTTTTAGATGCTGCCCAAGCTTCAACAGGACCCAATGCTTACAAAGCATACATGTCTCCATATCAACAAGATGTTATTGATTCAACACTTGCAGAATATGATGTCCAAGCTCAAAAAGGAGCACAAGGTGTACCAGCAGCAGCGATTGCAGCAGGTGCTTTTGGTGGTGGTAGAGAAGGTGTACAAAGAGCAGAGTATCAATCTAATTCTGATAGAAATAGATCAGGTATCCAAGCAAATTTATTACAACAAGGTTTTGGTATGGCTAATCAATTGGCTCAACAAAATTATGCAAATCAATTAGGTCTAGGTTCAGCTCAACAGAATTTCTTAGGACAAGACGTTGCAGCGCTTTCAACTTTAGGTGCACAGAACCAAGCTCAGAATCAAGCAAATTTAACAGCTCAACAACAATTATTACAACAACAATTAATGCAACCTTTAAATGCAGCTAATCAATATGGTTCAGGGGTAACTAGTTTAATAGCAGGATACCCAGGACAAACACAACAAACCTTTACTCCAACACCTGGAATATTCCAGCAAGCTTTAGGAACCGGAGCAACGTTAGCTGGTATCTATAGAGGTTTTGGATTTGGTAGAAATCCTACGCAAGCATAAATATGAAAACTTTAAGAAGACCTATGTTTAGAAAAGGTGGTAACGTCGGCGAAGGTGTTATGACTGGTATTGTGGACAGAAGTAATTATAATGTAGGATCTACTAACCCTGCATTAAACGTTGGAGAACAAGACATTACAGATTTTATTTCTTTAGTTAGAGGTGGTGGACAAGACATGGGTGATCCGGTAACAGATTTTTTATTACAGTTTGGACCTGATTTATTATCTCGAACACCTCAAGGTAAAGGTCTATCAGGGGCTTTAGCAACAGCAGGTGCTGCAGCGAAAGAACCAATAAAAGACATGATTAAAAACAGAAGATCACAAAGAAGTGAAAACCTAGCACTAAGAGCCAAGGCTATTGATACATTAGGTGTGGATAATCTTAAAAAAGTAAGAACACAAGCCACAGCATCTGTAGGACCACAACTAGATATGGAAACTACAGAAGAATATAATGCAAGGATAGATTCTAAAATGAAAGAATTTATTGACTCTACTTATTCTAAACAACCATTTTTAAAAACAGATTCACCAGAAGAAAAAGTATTTAGTTATGCGGAGACTATGGTTAAATCAGGTGACATGAAAGATATGCCTACTGCTAAAAATAGATCAAACTTTGAATTAAGTGACTATGATAAATTAAAAGCTGCAAATATAAATATACAACTACCAAGAGCTAAAAAATTATATCGAAAAGGTAATCTTAAAAAAGATGTTAATCCAGGGGTTTACTACGATGATGTAACAGACACCTACACTAGAGTTGGTGTAGCTGAAAATGGAAATCCATTCATACAACAATCTAATATTTCATTTGAAGAACTAATACAAAACTAGGAGGCTAAATGGCATACGATACAGATTTCGATCCAGAAGGCTTCATGGGCTTAGGTGATGAGGAGTTAGGTAACGAAAGAAATGCATTTAACGCAGCGCTAGCAGGTGTAGCTTCAGGGTTAATTAAAGTACCTGAAGGTGTAGTTTCATTAGGAGCAGAGTTAATTGACTTAGGTGCAGGTACAGATCTTGCAACAGACGTAGAAGTATTTTTTGATAAGATAAATCCATTTGAAGAGATTGCACAGGAAAAAGCAGCAGGTAGATTAGTTGAAGCTTTGATACAAATTGGAGTTCCTGGATCTATAGGTTTTAATGTTGCACGTAAAATGGCAACGAAAGCTTTGTCTGGTAAAAAAGCTAATAAATATTTAGATCTTAAAAGACCTGACTTATTAAAAGGTGCAACCAAAGCTGATGAATTAAACAAAGCAGCTAGAACAAAAAGATTTGCAGCAGCAGTTGCTGGAGGTGCAGCGGGGGAAACGCTTGTAGCAGATGTTGAAAACATTGGAAGTATTGGAGATGTACTTGGTGGTCCAACAAACTTAGATGATGAAGCTTTAGCTGATTCATCAAAAGATGCTGGTAGAAAATTATTAAACCGGGTTAAGTTTGGTGGTGAATCTTTATTTATCACACCTGTTGTTTATGGAGTAGGTAGAGGAATTAAAGAAGCTGCTACTACAGGTAAAAATATTGAATTTAGTAATTCAAGACTTAGTAGATTTTTTAATAGTGTTTTTAGTGCAGTGAGATCTAGAGGAGCTAAACCACAAAAAATATTTGAAGAAAAAATGGCTGAAAAAGGAGCCACTATGGCTGACTCTAATGAAGCAATGCAGTTGGTTAAAGAAATAGATAAGCCACTTAATAAAATGTTTCCAACTGTAAAAACTATTTTTAATCAATCTACTGGTAAAGAAAAATCAGAGGTATTAGAAAGTATTAATGATGCTATGTTTTCTGGAGACTTAACTAAAGGTATTAAAGATGATGTAGTGATGGATCTTACAGAAAAATTAAAAGTAAAAGGATTAAAAAAACCAGAAATTAATGAATTGTTTGGAACATTAGGTAAAGCAAGAAATGCTTTTACTACTCTTATCTCAACAACTAGTAAGTTAGGTGGGGACATGACAAACATTAAACCACTAAAAGAAATAATGGGTCAAAGGGTAAAAGATTATTTAGGTGGAACATATAGAATTTTTGAAGATAAACCTATATTACCTTTTGTAAGATATACACCAACAGGTGATGCATATAAAAATGCTAGAGAATTATTTATAAGATACGCAGCTAAAGCTGGTAGACCTTTTGATAGTATTAACCAAGTAGATGAACAATTGAATAGATTAGTTGATACTGCAATAGCAGCTAAGAAACCAAACTCATTACCATTTTTTAAATACACATCTAAAACTGCAGAAGCTGATGATGGTTTAACTAAAAAATTTTTTAAACAAATATTAGCAAAAGATGCTGAGGGTAAAATACTAACAGGTAAAAGAAGAGCATCTGCATTAAGTGGTGCTGGTAAAAAAGGTGATAGTATAACACCTATTGGAAAAGGTAGTAAAATATTCAGAGAATTTTTTGGTGAAATGTCTGACCCTAGATTTTCTCTATACAATGGTATGACAAGATTATCTAGTGTGGCTAGAAAAAATCAAATGTTTCAAAGATTAGATGATCAAGATTATTTTAGAAAACAAGCTGTAAAAGAAATAGAACAAGGTGGAGGAGTCGTTGCACCAGGAACCAAAGGATTTTTCTTTGGAACTAGAAACGCAGCAGAAAATAGTTTACCTAATCAAGAGATTGTAAAGTTAGATGACTATGTAGCTAATGCATTTAAAGATGACTACGCTGTTAATCCTTTAGCTGGTAAATATACATCACGAGCTATTGCTGATGGATTATCAGAGAGTGGTAAGATTTTAAAATTTTTATTTGAACCAAGAAAAGATGCAACAGGCGTCGAAAAACTAGCAACATGGGGCTATCGTAATTTAATTTTATTTCCAAAAGCTGCATCACAAGTAGCTAAAACAATTCTTGCACCAGTAACTCACTTTAGAAACATATTTTCTGCAACAGGATTCTCTGCAGCTAATGGTATCTTTTTTGAAAACCCTGCAGTAGTTGCAAGAGCATTTAATGAAGCATTGAAAACAGTTCAACCAGGTGCAGGTATTAAAAAATTTGCATCTAAATACACTCCTTACAAATATAGTGAACAAGAATTTAATGAAGCATATAGAAAATTTTTAAGACTAGGTGTTGTTAACTCTCAGACAAACGTAAATGATTTTAAAAATATATTAGGGGACCTTGGTTATGGTGGTAATTTAAATTTAGAAAAACCATTAGAATCTATGGGGAGAAAACTTTTAGGTTCAGCTGGACGTGGAGCTAAAGCTGTTATGAAGGGCGCTGAAGATTTATACACAGCTGAGGATGATATGTTTAAAATAGCTAACTACGCTGTTGAAAGATACAGATTAAAAAATGCATATAGTAGAGCAGGTAGAGAATTTACAGAAGATATGTTAGATAATGAAGCAGCGGACATTGTAAGAAATACCGTTCCAAACTATGCTTACGTGTCAGATACTGTTAGAGCACTAAGACGTCTACCTCTAGGTACTTTTATGTCTTTCCCGTCTGAGATATTAAGAACAACAACTAACATTGGTCAAAGAGCTATTAAAGAAATAAAAGATCCAGCGTTAAGAAACATTGGTATTAAAAGATTATTAGGTATGACAACTGTATTAGCTGCAGCGCCTTATGGAATACAAAAAGGTTTCCAATCTTTATACGATGTTACTAACGAAGAACTTGAAGCTATTAAAAGATACTTACCTAAATGGTCAGAGAACTCAACTATCTTACCTATTAGAGATGAAGAGACAGGTGATTTAAAATACATAGACTTTAGTCATGGTAATGCATATGACATAGCTATTAGACCCTTACAAACAGTATTAAATAATATTCAAAATGGAATTGAGGATGAAGAAGTTTTAATGCAAGGGTTGTTAGAAGGAATGGCTTCAGCTGCTGGTGAACTTGCATCACCATTTATATCAGAATCTATTTACACAGAAGCATTAACAGATTTAACATTAAGGAATGGAGTAACAGATGATGGTAGAGCATTATGGAATGACAATACTCCAGGTGGTGACAAAATTAAAATTGGTATTGATCACCTCGCACAATCAATGTTACCTTTTTCATATCCACAGTTAACAAGATTGTATCAAGCAGCAGCTGATAAACCATCAGGTCGTGGTGAGTTCTTTGAATTACCTGACGAGCTTTTAGGTTTTGCTGGATACAGAGCTGTTAAACTAGACCCAGTTAGATCAATGGGATTTAAAATTTCTCAATACCAAAGAGGTATTAGAGAGTCTAGAGGTTTGTTTACAGGAGGTGCAGACTCATTGTTAGCTGGAGGACCTAAAACTCCGGTGGAAGTTATAGATAAATTTATTAAAGCAAACGAAGCAAAATTTAATGTACAAAAAGATATGTTAAAAAATCTTGAAGCTGCAGATATATTGGGTGCAGATGAAGATGATATCTTTACAGAGTTTAGAGACAGACAATTAAGAGGAGATTACAGAGATATAATTAATGATAGATTTGATCCTTATTATCCATCAAGAAATATTAGAAAAGAATTTGCAGAAATAGCGGAGAGAATTGGAGAAGATAATCCATTTGAAGAAGTAGAAGATATACTACAAGACATAAGAGATGATTTAAGAGATATATCATTTCAAGATCAATTTGATATTGATATTTCAGATTACATAACTGATGATATGTTTTCTGCAGGTATACAAACACCACCTTTACCAGGGAATGTAACTTCAGCTATGCCTAACCCAGAAGTAATACAAACAGCCCAAGCTAACCTAAGTAATGTACCCAATAATGGAGGATTGACAGCAAGTGAAATGGCCTTATTATCTCCTGAAGAACAACAAATAAGGTTAAGACAACGTGGAATGATTTCATAATGATTGAACCAAAAACTCAAAGAGAACACATTATTTCTTTACAAGGACATATGACAGGCATGAAAAAAGATTTAAGACATCTACATCAAGATGTAGAAAAATTGGGCGGCAAGATAGACAAAATCTATTGGGTAGTTTTGGCTACAGTGGGGGCTGTAGCTTTTCAATTGTTAGACAAATACGTTTTTTAAATCCAAGCTTTTAAATCTTCGCCCATAATTTGAGTGGCGATATTTACTTTGTCACGTAAAGCTTTAACAATTTTAGTATCAACTGTTTCTTCAGTTATAATATCTATATAAGTCATAGGGTATTCTTGTCCAATACGATCAATACGAGCTTCTGATTGTAAACGTTTTTCAAGATCATAACCATTAGAATAATAAATCATTGTGCTAGCAGCGGTCAATGTAATACCATACCCACCTGTTTGAGTTGTGCCTACAAAAAATCTACACTTATCATCTTCTTGAAATTTTTTTATATTATCTTGTCTAACATCTTGAGGTGTAAGACCATAATAGTCTACGACTATGTCATCACTCTCATATTTTTTTCTAATAGCTTTTAAAATTGTGTCTACATCTTTTTGATAGTTAGACCAGATAACAACTTTACCTTCTACTTCAGATAATATTTCCATTAGTTCTGTTATTCTGTGATTAGGAATATCTTGTATAGTTCCATCATCAGCAGTGAAATGACCACAAGTAATTTGATGAAGTCTCATTAATTGTACCATGACATTGTTTGTAGTTAATGCTTTACCTTCTAACTCTGCCATTGCATATTTTTTCATAGCTTTGTAAACTTTCTCTTGTTGAGGTGTCATTGTTATTTGACGTTTCATAAAAGTTTTAGGAGGTAAATCTAAACAATCGTCTTTTAATACACGCATTGAAAAAGGTTCTATAAGTCTAGAAAGTTCTCCAAGATTTCTGTGTCCTATTACTACATTAACACTACGAGAACCAAGATTAATAGATTTCATAACAGAATATCTTGATCTAAAATCATAATAAGAATCTGTATTTAAGAGCCAAGATCCAAGAAACTCACATTGAGTGTATAAATCTAAAGGTGAATTAGTTACAGGAGAGCCTGTTAATATTCTTCTATACTTAGCTAAACTTTTTAATTTTAAAATATTCTTAGTTCTATTAGCAGTAGGTGTTTTTATACTAGTAGATTCATCTATGGCCATCAAAGCTTTATGTGAGTCTAAAAATCTACGTGCAAATTCTTTACCAAAATCATATGAAAAAGCTTCTACATTCATAATTAAAATGTGAAAGTCTGTGCCAGTTTGAAATAGTGTATTTAATTTTTTAGTTTGTTCACCTGATTTGTCTGAACTTTTCCAAAGAACAACTTTTTTATTTATATAATTTGGTAGGTGAGTAGGTATTTGATCTTCATACCAATTTTTATATACACCTTTAGGAGCTATTAAAAGCATACCATTTATAGAACCTTGATTGTAAAGCATCGCTGCATTATCAATTAAAACTTTAGATTTACCTGTACCCATTTCCATAAAGTACGCAAAATATTCTTTGTCCCAAGAACGCTCTAAGGCTTTTTGTTGATGAGCATAAGGCTCAGTTTTAAATTTATAATTTAACATTTACTTTTCTTTCTAAAAAGTTATATAGTGCATAGAAAGAAAAAAGTCAATGGATATAAAAGATTATAAAAAAATGATGGATCAGGTGACTAAAAAAGATCCTGAAGTTTACTTAGTGCAAGAAATACCTGTGTATAGAGAGGATGATAAATTTCATCCAGAAAAAGCTGGTAAACCTAAAATTGATATTACACCTGCATTAAAGTATGGCAAAATTAAGATTATGTTTCCACGTTTAAAACAAATGCAATTTTCTCCAGGGCCAATGGTAATGGAAATAAAAAATTCATTAAAAAATTTTACAACAGATGATCATTTATTACTTTATGGCGATCCTGCCATAATTGGTGTGGTCTGTGCAGTAGCTTCAGAAATTACAAACGGTAAATTTAAATTATTAAAATATGATAGAAGACAATTTTCTTATTACCCAATCGAATTAAATATTTTTCAAAACTAGTTGACAATAAAAATTATATCTTTATATAGGATAGTGCAAATATAAATTTAAACTATTAAACTATTAAGGAATAAAATGACAATAAACTTTAGAGCTGATGCGCCTAGTCAGGTGACACAGACAGACCCTGAAAAACTTTCAGAGGAAATAAAAAAACTCCAAGACATTCAAGAACAAATTCAAAATTACCAGGACAGAATTAAAGATCTTAAAGAAAGTGAAACTTATTTTTCTGAAGTTGTAATTCCAGATATGATGAACACTATGAATCTTAAAACTATGAAATTAAAAGATGGTTCTGAGATAGAAATATCAAATAAATTTTTTGCCACTGCGTTAGCTGAGAAAAGACCAGAGGCATATCAATGGCTTCGAGAAAACGGACTAGGCAATATTGTGAAAAATGAAATCACAGTAAGGTTTGGAAAGGACGAAGATAACAAGGCGCAGCAATATGCTACCCTTGCAAAAGGTCAAGGTTATGAACCGGAACAAAAAGTTGCTGTTCATGCTTCGACTTTAAGAGTTGCTCTGGAGGATTTCCATTCACGTGGTGGTAAGATTCCTTCAGAGTACTTTAGTACGTTTGATGGATATCGAACGAAAATAACTAACAAACCAAAACAATAGACTAACAAAGGAGTAAACTATGGAAAGTCAAGTAACAAAGAAGGCTAATGCAGGTGCATTGGCAACAATCAATTTCAGAGCAGATGCAGGTAAAGGAGCTGAGGAGATTAAAGCAGATGACGTGTCAACACCGATTCTTAAAATCTTACACCAACTCTCTCCAGAATGTAATGAAAGAGATTCAAAACATGTAGAAGGATCTAAACCTGGTATGATTTATGCATCAGGGTTTGGTAAACTTATAAATGGGGAAGAGGGATTAGATGTTGTAGTTGCTCATACTCAAACTAGGTATCCTGAATGGCAGGAAAGAGGAGAGAGTTCGTCTGCTCCGGTAGCGACTCACTTAGAAATTCCAGCCGATGCTGTGGAAGAAAGAAATGGAAGATACAGATTACCAAATGGTAACTATGTTGAGAAAACTGCATACTTCTATGTACTAGCAATGGTAGATGGTGAGTTAAAACCTGCAGTGATCCCAATGAGATCTTCTAATTTGTCTCCAGCGAGAGAACTAAATAATCTTATTACGAATCTTAGATTCAATGATGATGGTGGTTCTTATAATCCAGCAACTTATTCATCTGTGTATAAATTAAATACAATGGGTAAAGTTTCTGGAAGTAAAAGCTGGCATGTTTATAAACCATCAAGAGTTAGACTTCTTGATGCGTCAGATAAAAATGATGCGTCTATTTACGAGATAGCAGGGAAACTTCAGAAACAAGTTTCTAAGGGTACTGCTAAACCTAAATATGATGCTAGTCAAAAACAAGAAGACATAGTATAATACACTGTTATGACAACGGCGCTGAAGGGAGACTGGAGGCGCCGTATAAATTATGAAAGAATTTAGAAAATATTTTGGTGGACTAGAAAGAGACTTTGGTTTCTGTAATGTAAACAATGGTTATCATGATCCACAAACAAACAAATTAAAATTTGATCCAGGTGATTATGGTTGGTCTAAAAGAAATATATCTGATCAAGATTATCAAGATCACTTAGATGGTAAACGTGCAATAGGTGTACAAGCCTGTGATGATAATGGTATGGCTAGCTTTGGTGCAATTGATATTGATCCCTCTGACTATTCTAGTTTTGATATTGGACATTATTTAAAAGTAATTCAAGACAAACAACTACCAGTAGTACCAATCAAATCAAAAAGTAATGGACTTCACATTTATGTTTTTACAAAAGAAAAAGTACCTGCAACTTTAATCAGAGAATTTTTACAAAACTTATTATTCTTATTTGGGCTATCATCTAAGACAGAAATATTTCCTAAACAAACACAACTAGGTATGAACCAAGACAACGTAAGAACCTCTGGTTCATTTATTAACTTACCTTATTTTAAAAAGAAAGAACGTAAAGCATTATTACCTGATGGAAAAGAATTAGAGTTTGAAGATTTTTTAAATGTAGTCAAAGATAATTTGCAAACAAAAGAATCATTAAAAGAAGTATCTGATAAAAAAGTAAAAGAAATATTAACAGGTGGACCTGATGATTTATTAGATGGTCCTCCATGTTTACAGATGATATGCAAACAGGTTCAGGAATCAGGGAACAAATTAAAAGATGAGAGAGATAGATTTTTATTTAACTACATGGTGTTCGCTAAGAAAAAATTTAAAGATGAGTGGGGTAAAAAAGTTTTAAATGCTGCAAGAGAGTTTATTAAGTATGATGAAGTGTGGGGTGATGACAAAGTAAATCAAAAAATAAAAAGTTGGGACAAAGATACAGCTGGACATACCTGTCATGACTTACCTATCTCTTCTTATTGTGCAAAAGGAACTTGCCTACGTAGAAAATTTGGTATTGGTAGTCACCAAGAAAGTAGTTGGCCTCAGATATCAGGTTTAATTAGGATAGCTTACAAACCTGATCCAGAATATTTTTTTAATGTAGAACTATCTGATAGCAAAGTGGTTCAAATACATGCAAAACATATAAAAAAGATAGCTGAAATGAAAGAGATGAGAGCGCTCATAGCAGACCAAACGTCAATATTCCCTCCCATTATTAAGAATAATGAATACCAGCCTATCCTGGACGCTCTATGGGCTACTAAAGAGGATATTAAACCACCTACTGGTACTAATCCGATTGAGATGTTAAAGAAATATTTAGAGGATTATGTTAACGGACCAGAGGCAAAAACATATGCTTCATTTAAAAGTGGGGCAGTATTAAAAGAAGATGAATATTATTACTTTGATTATGATAAATTTTATGAAGAGATAAAAAGAAATGAATGGACACAGGATAGACCAAGGACTGCTACTCTAGTTAAAACATATTTTAAAGGAGAGTTTGGTGCTCAAAAAAGATTTCCTAAGGGAGAAAATGAAAAGTCATTTCCTCCAGTCAGGTGTATAAAAATGCCTGCTACTGATTTAATGAAAGAAGAAATACCAGACGAAAAAATAACAATAGAAGATAAGGAGTACATAGTATGACGAAGAAAAAAATACCAAGTGTATTTGTATGCATGCCTACATATGACACCATGCAAGTATCAACATGTTTATCATTAATAAAATTAATGGATACGTTTACCAAAGCAGGAATAAAATCTACTATAAGTACATTTAAATGTCCTTACGTTGGGTATGGAAGAAATGTTTTAACTGCAATGTTTTTAGAATCAGGTATGGATTATCAATTGTTTGTAGATTCAGATGTAGAGTTTGATGCTAAAGTTGTAGGTAGAATGATTGTAGCAAATAAAGATTTGATATGTGTTCCTTACAGAAAAAAAACACAAGACAACTCTGTTAAATATTCAGTGCAATTTAAAGATCCTACAGATATTCAAATAGATAACAAAGGATTGACTGAAATTAGAGTAGGTCCAGCAGGTTTAACTTTGATACATAAAAAAGTATATGAAAAATTAATGTATGATCATCCTCAATTAAAAATTAAACAAAAAGAAATTATATCTGAAGAAGCAAATAAACTTTTGTATAATTTTTGGGACACAGTTTTTGATCAACAGTCAGGTCACTGGTGGGGAGAAGATACACATTTTTCTAATATTGCTACAGCTGCAGGTTTTAAATTTTATGCTGTAGTAGATGGAGAAACAACTCATCATGGTAGTTTTGGATTCAAAGGTAGTTTAACAGATATATTTGAAAGACCTGATGAAAAAACCAATTAAAATATATGGTCCTCCAGGGACAGGTAAAACTTTTAGATTAATTCGTAGAGTTAATGCCTATGTTAGAACAGGTACACCTTATCATAAGATAGGTTACTTTGCTTTTACTAAGAAGGCTGCCATTGAAGCTAGGAAAAGAATTGGTGTAGAAGAAAAAGAAGTTCCATACTTTCAAACACTTCATGCATTTTGTTTTCATTTGTTAAATAAAACTGAAGAAGATATTATTCAACCTCATCACTATGAAGATTTAGGTAAGATGTTAAATGTGAGAGTTAGTTTTAGTGACAAGTATAATGATGAGCAAACTCATTTTTTAACTTGTAACAATCCTTATTTTCAAATGATAGGTAAAGCTATTAATAAAAATATAAGTATTGAAGATGAATACAATCTTAATGACCATGATAGAAAAGAAATATATTGGCCTACACTAAGACACATTTATATAAACTTACAAGAATACAAAAAGAAAAATCATCTGTTAGACTTTAATGATTTAATTACACAAGCTGTTGAGTCTAATAAAATTCCTAAGTTTAAAGCTATTTTTATTGATGAAGCTCAAGATTTGTCTCCATTACAATGGAAATTGTATGATAAATTAAAAGAAAAATGTGAAGATATGTACCTAGCTGGGGATGATGATCAAGCTATATTTGCTTGGGCTGGTGCTGATGTAAATAGATTTATTAGAGAACCTGCTAATGAAAAAGTTTTAAGATATTCAAGGAGAGTATCTAAAGCTGTACAGCGACAATCTCAAATAGCAGTAGATCGTATATTAGGCATCAGGAAACATAAAGAATACCTGCCAAGAAGTGAAGAAGGTCATGCAGAGTACATAAGTAATTTAGGGCAAGTGGATCTTACCAAAGGTAAATGGTTAATTCTTACTAGAACTAAAAGCAATTTATTAGAGATTGCAAAACAATTAAAATCTAAAAATATTTATTATCAAACTAACAAAGGTAAAAGTTTTAATGTTGGAATGTATAATGCAGCGATGACTTACACTAAATGGATACGTGAAGGTAAGTTAGAAGAAAAAGAAATCAATGACGTAGTAGATTTTATTCCCAGTGGCGATTGGAATCCTGAAAAAAATTGGTATGATATCTTCGTTGGTGATCAGAAAGAAATACTTTATATTCGAAATATAATTTCTGGAGGTGAAATACTTTCCCAAAATGCAAGGGTGTGGTTATCTACAATTCATGCAGCAAAAGGTGGTGAAGAAGACAATGTAATATTATCTTTACACCAAGGATCTAAAGTACAAAAAGGTATTCGTCTAAGTGTTGACAAACAAGATGAAGAGCATAGAGTGTGGTACGTGGGTATCACGAGAGCAAGAAATAATTTATATAAACTGAAAGCAAAAAAAATATTAAAGGAATATCAACTATGACAAATAAAGATATATTCGAAGATTCATTTCCACAAGATAAACAAATAGGGGGATCTCATTATAAAAAATTTAAAATTCAACCTTATGAATTTATATCAAAGAATGATCTCTCGTTCTTTCAAGGCAACGTAATTAAATACGTTTGTAGATATAAAAACAAAGCAGGGATACAAGACCTTGAGAAAATAAAACATTACTGTGATTTAGAAATATTAAAATTAAAAGATGACAAATGAGTATAGCAAAAAATTGGAGTTTACATTATAGGGAGCTATATGAACCAAGAATTAAAAGGTTAACTGAAAGATATAGAGAACTGTATGATGAAAATCAAATGATGAAAAAACGATTAGAAGAATACGAGGGTAATAAACGAATGGTTTTATATTATAATAAGAAAGAGCAAAATGAAAGTACCTAAGTATCTAACACAAACCGAATGGGTTATGCCCACTGAGTATCCTGATCTAAGAGATTATGATGAGATAGCAATTGACTTAGAGACAAGAGATCCTGATTTAAAATCAAAAGGATCTGGTGCTGTGACAGGTAATGGTGAAGTAGTAGGTATTGCAGTTGCAACATACAATGACAAATGGTATTTTCCTATAGCTCATGGTGAAGCTCCCAACATGCCAAGAGAAAAAACTTTAGAATGGTTTAGAGATATTTGTGCATGTCCAGCTACAAAAATATTTCATAACGCAATGTACGACGTATGTTGGATACGTAATTTAGGTATAAAAATCAATGGTTTAATCGTAGATACGATGATTGCATGCTCTGTTTTAGATGAGAATAGATTTGCATACACGTTAAATGCTTTGTCTTGGTTTTATCTTAATGAAGGTAAAAATGAAAAAGCTTTGAACGAAGCAGCTAAGTCAAGAGGACTAGATCCAAAAGCAGACATGTGGAAACTACCTGCAAGTGAAGTAGGAGCATATGCTGAAAAAGATGCTGAGTTAACTTTTAAACTTTGGCAACACTGTAAAAAATTATTAATAGAAGAAGACTGCCAAGATATATTTAATCTTGAAACGGATCTTTTTCCTTGCCTGGTTGATATGAGACATCTTGGGGTGAGAGTGGACGCTCAAAGAGCAAATACACTGAAGAAAGAATTAACGACAAAAGAAGAAAGATTAATCCACCAAATAAAAATAGACACAGGAATAGAAACTCAAATATGGGCCGCACGTAGTATACAAAAAGTTTTTGAAAAATTAAATTTATCTTTTGAAACAACTGAAAAAACTGGTGCACCTTCATTTACTAAAAATTTCCTTTCGAATCATGATCATCCTACAATTAAGATGATAGCAGAGGCTAGAAAAATTAACAAGGTTAATACAACTTTTATTGATACTATTTTAAGACACGAACACAAAGGTAGAATACATGCAGAGATAAATCAAATTAGATCTGATGATGGAGGTACAGTTACAGGTAGATTTAGTTACTCTAATCCTAATCTACAACAGATTCCAGCTAAGGATCCAGAAACAGGTCCATTAATTAGAAGTTTATTTATACCTGAAGAAGGCTGTAAGTGGGGTACATTTGACTACTCGCAACAGGAACCAAGGCTTGTTACAGAATACGCATTAAGATTTAAACTGGCTTCTGTTAATGAAATTGCAGATTCATATGATCATAATCCAAATGCAGACTTTCACCAACTTGTTTCAGAGATGGCTAAGATTCCTAGATCACAAGCAAAGGTAATTAATTTAGGTTTATTCTATGGCATGGGTAAAGCTAAACTTATGGCAGAGTTAGGTGTAACTAAAAATAAAGCTGATGAACTTTTTGGTGTGTATCACAGTAAGGTTCCGTTTGTAAAACAATTAACAAATAAACTTATGACTGCAGCACAAAGAAATGGAAAAATTAAAACTATCTTAAACAGGAAATGTAGATTTCCTAAATACGAGCCTATACTAAAAGGAAATGATTGGGGTAGATTTGTACCAGCGCAAGACCATGAAAGAATGTTAGAGCTTCAAGCTATGGGTCCTTATATAAAAGATGAAGAAGGAGAATTTATAAAAGACAAAGATGGTAACAAACAAAAAAATTACTGGCATGAAAATGACAGTCGTAGAGCTTTTACATACAAAGCGTTAAACAAATTAATTCAAGGTAGTGCTGCTGATATGACTAAAAAAGCTATGTTAGACCTATATAAGGAAGGCATTACACCACATATACAGATACATGATGAGCTTGATATATCTGTTGAATCAGAGGAACAAGCTGATAAAATAAAAACTATTATGGAAAATGCAGTTAAGTTAAAAATTCCTAATAAAGTTGATTATGAATCAGGTCCTAATTGGGGTGAAATAAAATGATAAATTATGGCTTACTTAAATGCTAATATACCTGTACAATACGCACAAATAAAAAGGGAGTATTTATATGATCTCAAAAAACATAAGGGAGAAGTTGAAGACTGTATTATCTTTGGCCTCACAAGCCTGGGCGGCCGTGCTATTCTATGGCACGCCATTATGGAAAATGGTGCAGTCTTTTATCGTTTGCCAATTTCGGCTTTTATTCAACGTGGTTATAAACCGGAAGACGTTCCATCCAAGAGACTTGATGAACTGGAACTTTGGAATTCTTTTAGTTATTATCCTGCTGTTACTAGTTGGAATCTTTTAACAGCCTCATCCGGCAAATACATAGGTAAAGACAAGAAATGGCATCATGGTAAATATTTATTTACTGTTGACTGGGCTCACCCAGAGGGTAATATACTTGATTCTGATCATTCAGAAATACCACACGAACACAAGTGTGCACACATAATAGCCTTAGATGACGGCAATTATGCAGCCCAACCTAACAACAGATGCATTTGGGATCTGCCTTCTTTCACAGTAAAGGACAACATTCCTGACTGGAAAGTACAGACCAATGAGTGGAATGTAGAAGACACTGGTCAATGGAAAACAGAAGATACTGATAATTTTTTCTACGAGATTGAGGAGAAGAAAAATGAATAAAACAATTGAAAAAATATGTGAGTTTTGTGAGCATCCAATAAGCATACACAAATACAATGGCATTAATCAATGTGCTCTATGTGAGTGCAGTTTAAGTCAGGCGCCAGGGGACAATTCACCAGGAAACAATTGGTGGACTAAAGTTATTAGCTGGTTAACGTAATGAATCTAGTAGATTTATTAAAAAAAAATGTAGTAATGGTTCCAGTTGTAGCCTCTGTAATAGTGGGTACTTTTACAGGAGTTAAATACATAGTTGATCTGACAGAGACTATTAATAAAAATCAAGCAGCAATTGAGAAAATACAAAACACAGATTTAAAAAATCAAATTGGATACATCGCTAGAATACAAGAAAATCAAAGCCATTTATTATTAAATATAGAAACTAACAAAGGTAATACTATTGTTACAAACGATAAACTTAAAACAATGGAAGAAAAAGTTAATAATATGGAACAAGATTTTAAAAATTTTTTAATTATGCGTAGTACATTAACAGGTGAAAATAAATAATATGGAGTGTGGGTATATGAATTATTATTTTACAGGTGGTATTATTGTGTTATTTGTTTTACTAACAATATTAGTAGCACCATTATGAAAATAAGTGAAAATACATCAGTAAGCATGCCTATCAGGAACATGTTAATGATAATCGCAGGTGTTGTGGCTGGCGTAATCGCATACACCGAGATTACTGCTAGACTAACTAGCTTAGAGACATCAAGAGAACTGTTCCAAGCTGATCTTCTTAAAAAATCTGAGCAGCTGCCTACAGATCAAGAGCAATATATGTTGATAGAAGATTTATATAAGACAACAGAAAAATTAGAGATAACTCAAGAACAAAATATGACGAACAAGGTTAATATAGAATTTTTAAAAGCACAACTAGAAAAAGCGTTAAATGATGTTGAAGAATTAAAAGATAAGGTAAGAGCAAATGGAAACGGTTATTAGTAGCGTAGTCGCACTTTGTATGTTTATAGCAGGGGAACTTACAGAACATAGAATACAGCCAGCAATGTCAGATTGTTTAAAAGGAAAACGTGTTGCAGAACGTTCAGCAAATGATAATATTGAATATAAATGTGGAAAGGTAAAAGCTGAACTTGAAGAAAACATAGATGGATCCAAAGCAATTAAAAAAATTATAGAATAAATGCAACTTTCAAAACACTTTACTCTTAAAGAGATGACAGCTTCTATGGTAGCTCGTAGAAAAGGCATAGACAATACACCAGGGTCTGGTGAAATTAAAAGTCTAGGTGATCTTTGTTATGAAATTTTAGAACCACTACGTGCACACTTTGACAAACCAGTTACAATTACCAGCGGCTATCGTTCAGAGGCGTTGTGTGAAGCGATCGGCAGCAAAAAAACATCACAGCATGCGAAAGGCCAGGCGGTCGACCTAGAAATATTTGGCGTGCCCAACATTCAGACAGCTTACTGGTTACAAAACAACGTTGACTTTGATCAATTGATCATGGAATTTTTTGATAAAGACGACCCAGCAGGTGGGTGGGTCCACATATCTTATAACGAGCAAGGATCTAACAGAAAACAAGTTTTAACTTTTGATGGTAAAAAATATAGCGAAGGCTTACCTGATATGAAATGGGAAAAAGGTAAAGTCGTTGGATAATAAATTTAAAACATTTAGTAATATAGATACTGTGCATGGGGTGTGTGAAGAGTGTGAAGAAGATACAATATTAGTAGCGATAGTATCAGAGTATTATAGATGTACTAACTGTGGAAGTGATACTAGACAACACATTAATGGTAGTATAAGATATTTAAAATTAAGTGAAAGAGATAAAGAATTTATAAAACAACAAAATGGCTAAACAAAGTTTTAAGTTTTACACACCTCGAGACAAACCTAAAAAACGGGGACCACGACAGCATAAAAAAAATAAAAATAAACAAGAAAAGCGCCAAAAATCACAGAAAAGATATAAAGGCCAGGGCTAAGTATCTTTTCCTGGAATATCATTTCCATCTACAACTTTCTCACATGAATACCTAGCGTAAAGTTCTAAAGCTTCGACCTGATCAGCTGAAAAAACATCACCATCGAACAAAATAGCATAAGACTCACCAAGTCCTTTTTGAACACAACCATAATGGGTGCCATGAAAACGTTTATAATCATGCTTATCTATAGGTACTTCAGCGCATTGCTGATTTAATACAGAACATATGTAAATAGTTAAAAAAAATTTCATTGACAACCTTGTAAATAAATATAATAATCCTATATGATTATATATAAATCGAAAGGATAACATAATGACTGATATAAGTAAATATAAAAGTCTCGCAGTATCACATGATTGCTACGAGAAAATAGGAAAGATAGCTAAGAATCTGGCACCAGGGGTCACTCTAAGTAGAGCGCAAACTGTAAAGATACTAGTTGACGAGAAAGCTAAGAAATTAAATGGAAAATTACGAAAGAGCTCTTAACATAACAGGTGAGCATCGTGACCCTGTTAAATCTTTGTGGAGAAATGTTTTAATTGTAGCTCTCGAAGACGCATTAGGAAAAGGTTTTAAATCTTACGGGATGTCTGATAGAAATTATTCTGATTCATCTCGTAGATGGTTTACTGAACCTAACGCAGATTTTAAGGCGGTGTGTACGTTTGCCGGCTTTGATCATGAATACATAAGAATGAAAGCAACTGAATACTTTAGAAAGGAACAACATGGCTGAACTAAAAGATGAACACTTTGAAGTAATAAGTAAAAACAAAGCTAAGGCTCACGATGAACAAAAATCTATGAGACAGGAGTTAATTGATTGGATTAAAAGTTGTGATAAAATGCATATGCAAGAGTTACATAGTGAAATGAGAAGAATGAAAAGGAGTTGGGATGATTAAAAAAGCGATACTTGAAGCATTAGAAAAAAAATATCGTGCAGATATTTCAGCCGCTGATGCAACAATTAAAATATATCTACATACTTCTGTAGGTATTGGTGAGCACCCACAACACATTGAAGAGGTTGATAAGCTAATACAAAAAAGAGCTGATGCAGAAGAGAAGTTAGGTCTTGTAAAGGAATACCTAGATGATTGAAGGTGATGGTGCAGAGTATAATTTACTAGAAAAGTGGACTAAAGACTTTGACTGTCAAGGTTATTATAGTTGTGAGATAGGTGTTAGACGTGGTTTAGGTACTAAATTAATTATGGACAATGTAAAAAATAATTACATGCATGTTGGAGTCGATCCTTATGCTAATCTATCTTACCAACACTACGACAGGGATTATACAAAGTATTGGCCCGAACATAGAAGAGGAGCTATAACAGCTAACTATACCGATGACATGAGAGATACCATGTTAAATGATTTTTATAAATACAGGAACGCTGGCAAATTTGTTTTAGCTAACATGACTGACACTGCGTTTATGGCTGACCCTGAGTGGTCTAAAAAAACTTATTCATTTGTACATTTTGATGGTCCACACATGACTAGAGATGTATTGACTGAAGCTGTTTGGTTTGCAAACAGATCTGCTCCACATACTCGATACGTATTTGATGATCAAAACAGATATGAAATGCATGTAATTGCTCATGCACTAACTTTCTTTGACTTCAAAACTATAGAGATGGGAGAAACCAAAGTATGTCTGGAAAGGATATAATATGACACTAAGAAAAAAATATGTAAACTCAACTTTAGAAAATAAAAAATGTTATAAATGTAAAGAAATGTTTCCTAGAACAGAGGAATATTTTTATCCTGTTAAAAATCGTAAGATAGGAGTAAAATCTTATGCTTCTTATTGCATAACTTGTGACAATCAAAGAGCTAAAGAATATAAGAAAAACCTTACTACAGAACAGAAAAAAACTTCTCAACAAAAATACGTAGAGAGCGAGAGAGGTTACTTTATGGAGTTATGGGGTGGAATTAGAACATCCATACATGGTAATCAGTTTAAGGACTTTGAAGAATTTTTTAATTGTTGGAAAGAACAAGAAAAAAAATATGGTTTAAAATGTCCTTACTATCCTCACATAGAGATGACAAGAGTCAAAGGTAAAGGTAAAATTACCAACACTAATATTTCTAAAGATAGAATATTGTCCTCTATGCCTTATGGCCCTAAAAACATTATGTTTATTTGTTGGAAAGCTAACAATGAAAAGGGAAATGTAACTCCTTATCTTGCAGCTAGGTATTTAGATTTTGTAGAAAATTCTGAGTATTGTAAAAAGATGACTGAGTTTGAGTTAGAAACTCTAGAGGCTAAACATAGTTATAGAAATAGAGCTGATATAGATCTTATTCTTGATGTGGTTGATCATACTAAAAAATCATTAGAACTTTTTAACTCTTATGCTATCAAATTTATGGAAATGGCTAGAGCTGAACCTAGTCAAATACGTGAAGAAGATGAGTATGAAGATGAAGAGGAGGAAAGACGTGACCATTAATTGGAATAAAAAATACGACTACAAAGATCCTGTAAGAGTTGATGGGCCAACTGGTAGAATGTATTCAGTCAATGAAGAGAAACTGCCTAGTGTTACAACTATATTAGGTAAGACTCGTTCACCTGAGAAAGAAGAGAGTTTGGCCAGATGGAGGCAGAAAGTTGGCGAAAAAGAGGCAGATAAAGTTAGAGATAACGCAGCAGCTAGAGGGACCATCATGCATAGAATACTTGAGGGTTACATAAAAGATGAGAATCATATGGATATGTCTGACCTTGGCCAAGAAGCTGGAGTCATGGCTAATAACTTAATTGATAGTGGTTTTAAAAACTCAATTGATGAAGTCTGGGGTATGGAAATGATGATGTACTATCCCGGCCTATACGCTGGAGCGTGTGACATCGCTGGAATCTATGAGGGACGTGAAAGTATAATGGACTTCAAACAATCGAATAAGTATAAAAAACGTGAATGGATTGATGACTATTTTATTCAGACTGCGGCTTATGCTATTGCTCACAACTATGTTTATGGATCTAATATAAACTCTGGAGTGATTCTAATTAGCGTTAAGAATGGGCCTATACTTAAATACATATCATCTGGTAAGGAATTTCAAGGTTTTATGTTCGAATGGCTTAGAAGAGTGGATAAATACTATAGCGACAGGCATCAGGCAACAGGATCCATAGTAGTTTAGATTTGAAAATGATAAAAAATATTTTTTTCAGCGTAGAGAGGGTGTTACAACGTGACAATGGCTCTAAAGTGTTGATATTATTAAATAAAGTGTTGTTTCAATCGTGTTACAACGTGTTTCAGTGTGTTACACAGTTGAATTCCCTACGTGAGAGAACCTTTTTACCTTTTTTAAAAAACTTGTTTTTCAAAATAAAAACTCTATGGTTGGGATATGGCAAAAAAGAAATCTAGAAGTATAAATAGTTATGAGAAACCTAAGACCGTAAAAGTAGCGGCTCCTTTCCCTTATAAACGTGTGCGTATCGATTGGATTGATATCATCACAGAAGGTGGTTGGGGTTCTGAAAGAGAATTTAAAAATATGAAACTAGCTACACCTGTAAGTGAAGGTTGGTTGTTTAGTAAGGACAAAGAGACAATAAGAATCTTTGCTGGCTATGATATTGAAGATGATGGATCTATTGCTTTTAGTGAACGTTCCGTTTTCCCGACTTCTTGTGTGAAGAAGATAACGAAGATTCACTAGATGGTTCTGACTCTTTTTTGGTTTTTAATTTGGATTGGACTTGGTCTTTTATTTCTTCAAATGGAACATCTTCTAAAATGGGTGAATAATCATCTATTATTTGTTTCATTCTGCTTTCTAATTCTTCTGTTGTTAAGTCTTCTAGTTTACCAGTACGGATTATCTTCTGTTCTATATACAGACCTGCAGCTTTACCTCTCGCAACTTCAGCATTAACTGCAGCAGACCAGGCTTTGTTTTTAAGAGCCTCACCTCTAACCTTACCTAATTCTGCAATATGTCTATCATAAGTAACTTCATATTTTTTCTGCCACTCTTCACGTAGCTCTCCAATATATTTAACCACTAAAGGATACAATTGAGGATTTTGTAATTTACTTGCATACTGCCTTGCAAATTCTTTTTCAAAACCTGCATCTACAGCGCATTCAGTTGCTGTTTTTCTACCTTCGTTTGTCACAATCTCGTGAGCAAATTTCATCTGTCTTTCAGTTAATTTTTTTGGCAAACCCATACTTGATATTTAATACAACTTAGATTATAAATCAACCCATGTTTACCGGAAAGTTATTAAAGCAAGTAATAGATAAATTCAACACTGCTCCTGTTGCACAAGACGCAAGAGTGCAAGTTGTACTTCCTAATGGAGAATTTTATGACATCAATGGTGCAAAACTATTGCAAAATAAATTAATAGGAGTAAGAGAATCCCATCGATTAGTATTTACAATTTCACCTGAACAATGGAAAATGGGCAAAGTAATTAAGAAGCTGTAGTATTAAAAATGTCGATCAAACCTGAACGAAAACTATGGCATGAACTTAAAAAATCTACACCTCAAATATCGTGGACAAGGATTGAAAATAGCGGTTCTTTTGGTACTCCCGATCTATTGGGTTATAATAGTCGTGGCGTCTTTTTCACTGTTGAGTTAAAAGCTACAAAAACAAACAAGGTACGCATCTCACCTCATCAATTTTCGTTTCATGTGAAACATCCAAAGAATACATTTATCCTGGTTAAGTCCCTCTCCCTTAACCTTGTAAAACTTTATGAGGGGAAGGATATTATGGAGCTTGGCGCTTGTGGCTTGAAGCTTGAACCTTGCCGCTTGGGGATTGAGGCTTGTGGCTTGCATCTTGACCAGCTTGGGTCTTACCGGATGAACAGCTTGTTCCCTTCAGGCTTTGAGTAGCTTGTGGCTTGGAGCTTGCAGCCTGCAGCTTGAGCTTCGCTTCACGCTGGGCCTCCTTCGCTCTCTTTCTATACTCTTCGTAATATTTTGGATGTTTAAATACGTGCATGATTAATGTTTACCATAACTAACATTTTTTATATCTTTATTCCAGCATGCTCTACAATCTAAACATTTACCACCTTGAGTAGGCGCCATGCAGCTGGGGCTTCCATCAGTCACCACCGTTGAGCTATGGGACCAGGCGTTGCCTGGGTTGCCGTCTACCTTAGAAGCTGACAGTCTTATAATTAAATTTTCAGGAACATCTTCAGGTGCTGGCAGGTATTGCCTTTCTTGTGTGGGCAGCCAGTGCTTCGTATCAGGTGTGAGCTTACACACTTCTATAATTTTTTGCATGTGCTCGCTGCTCTGAAGGTCTCCAGCGTCATGCCATCTAAACCATTTTTGGCGCTTGATTTGTGTTACCATTGCTTCGACCCATAGCGGGTTGGTGATTGCATCCAGTCTTCTATACTGGGCCGCCTTGATTGCTGGGTACCTGGTATAATTATTTTTCATAGCATAACAACCGAAGCATGGGCTGGTTGGAATCTTCCTGAGCTTGGCACCTGTTTGACAGGCCCAGGCTGGCAGGCTGTAAGATAGGCCAGGCATCTTGCTGGTTCGGGTTAATGAGTCTGTAATCTTTCTTGCTTCTTTTATTAACATAATTTATTTCTCCTTTATTATCCTATACTATATAGTTCGTAACTTGTCAAGCTTGTGGCTTGAAGCTTGCGGCTTGAAGCTTGGGCCTTAAATCATATAACCAGCTGCGCTCGATGATCAGTCGACTCAGCACAGCTGGCAAAACTCCACCTATAAAGAGGGCTGCCAGGGGCACGCCATATGGTCGGTTGTTTATCATTAGCAAGACCAACGCGACAAGGATTGCATTGGTCCAGCAAATAATGATCAGTCACTATGCTACGCGGGGCCTAGAGGACGCTATTTATCTAGTCTCATCAGGGGCCTATTCTGTTTTCCTTCACCCATGTTCTAGTGTTTATTCTCACAGTCAACAATGACTGATCCCAGATCTATCTCAATGGCTATCTTCCAGAAATAGATCAGGGATCAGGCCAGGTTGTACATGATATTTCCTGGCGTTAATCCTACTTGCTTTTTCTGGTGCAAGTCCCATACTAATTTGAGTTTTTAATATTCCGTAATTAGCAAAAGGGAATAAATAATATATAATCCTTGACTATCCTAATGTCAAGGTATAAAACAAATTAAATTAATTAAATATAGAAAGGTCTAAAATGACAAAAATAAGAATGAATACAGAGTTAAGAAACAAACTCTTTAATAAAATAAAAAATGTCTTTGAGAATGAGGACACTCAAGAACGAGAGGGCTTTCTTCGTTCAAGAGAGATTTTTAATACTGAACAATCTTATGCAAGTACACTTGCAAAAGAAGTTGTTGAGAGAGCATATCCACCAGAAGATGTTGCAGTATTAAGAACTTTCAAAAAGAAATATGGCGACCCTTGTGATGTTGTAGCAAAAGATAAATGTTTTTATTTTGCACACAATGAAGATGTTGATGATGAGGGCGACACTAAAGAAACTAAATCTCATTTTGATTTTGGTTTGTTTGGTAATCTAAATGGTAGTGAGTATGATAATGAGGACGGAAAGAAATTTGCAGTTGCATATTTTAGAGAAGATTTAAAAGCTATGGATTGCAACCCAGATATCTATGCACAACAAAAAGAAAACAAAGATAACCCACACAAAACCAAACATGTTGATGAGTGTATGAAAGCACTTGGCAAAGTTGGTAATAGTTATTCTAGTCGTGATGATA